CGTTCATTTTTGTCTCCTTCTGTCGCTTCCGGTCGGCAACATCGCCGCCCGTGGAATGCATACTGCAACAGGCCGGGAGGGGTGTCAAGCCTTTCTTGAAAATATTTTTCAGCCGCCGCCCTTGCCCCCTCAAGGCGCACTTGCTACCCTCCCGGCGCTATGCCTAAACCCAAAGTCCAGCCGCCACACGCGGCGCTACTCCACGCGGTCGCCCAGGCGGGCGGACAGACCGCGCTGGCCCGTAAACTCAAGGTCAAGCCGCAGGCCGTGCACCAATGGGTGCTCGCCGGGCGCGTGCCACCGCTGCGCGCGCTTGCCGTCGAGGCAGCGACCGGTGTATCTAGGAAGGCCCTTCGACCGGATCTCTACCCATGACCAAGCCAGACCTCACCGCCGTCGTGGCCGTTGAGCGCGTCCTCGAGCTCGCCAAGCGCGTCCCCGTCTTTCCCTGCCGGCGGCGCGACGAGGCCGACCAAAGCGGCCGCACCCTGCGCGCTAAGTCGCCCCTCACCTCCAACGGCTTCAAGGCCGCCACCCAAGACGAGGCCCAGATCAGGCGTTGGTGGAGCGAGCGCCCCGACGCCCTCGTCGGCGTCCCGACTGGCTCCGTGACCAGAATCGTGGCCGTGGACTACGACCACAAGTCAGCCGGGCAGGCCGCGCAGGACTGGATTGCTGAACACCAGGACGTGCTGATCTCCACCCGGGTACACCAAACCGGCGGCGGTAGCGGCGGCCGCCACTACCTCTTCAGCCTGCCGCCCGGGGTCAAGATACGGGGCGGAGTCTCCGTCACGCTCGGCAAGGTGCGACGCGACGGGCTCGACATCCGCGCCGAGGGCGGCTACATCGTCTGGTGGCCGCTGCACTTCGGGCAGCAGGGGCCGGTCGGAGACATCCAGCCGCTCCCCGCCGGGCTCATCGACGAGCGCCGGATGGACCTCGAGCTGCCCGCCGAGGTCGCCAAAAAGCTGCCGCCCAAGCCCGGCACCAGCCAAGACTTCCAGCGCGACCTGCCGCGCGTCACCGAGGCGATCGCGTACATCGACCCCGCCGGATACGACGCATGGCTGATGGTCGGCATGGCGCTGCACCACGCATCCGGCGGCGCCGACGACGGCCTCGAGCTCTGGGATTCGTGGAGCTGCGGCGGCATCACCGGCGAGCTGCCAGCATCCTACGCCGGCCGCGCCGATATCGAGTACCGGTGGCAGTCGTTCCACCTAGACCGTGGCGGTGGCGTCACCCTCGGGAGCCTCTTCAATGCCGCCCGCGCCGGCGGCTGGGCGCCAGTCTCGGAGGCCGTGCGCATCGGACCGCCGCCGCGGGAGGAGCCGGGGCCAGACTACGGCGACGTGCCAGAGGCGCGCGGCATGGTCCGCAGCCTTGAGCCGGACGCCGCGGCGGTGACGCCGGGCGCCACTAACGCGACGGGACGCCGGCTCACGCTGCGCGCCATCGGCGAGATCGTCGCCGAGCGGCGCGAGGCCACCTGGCTGATCCACAACGTGCTTGAGGCGAACGTGCTCGCCGTGCTCGCTGGGCCGCGCGCGTCGTTCAAGTCGTTCATCGCCCTCGACTGGGCGATGCGCATAGCCGCCGCCGGAAACCCAGTCGTCATCCTGTCGGGCGAAGGCGCAGGTCTCGGGCGGCGCGCCGAGGCGTGGGTGCAGGAGCACGGCAACGGGCGCACCCTCAGCGAGCTGCGGCTGCTCGCGCTAGAGTCGGTCGCCAACCTCAACGCCGAGGCGGACATGGGGTCGCTCCAGCAGGGCATCGACGAGGCCGGCATCCGCCCGGCGCTGATCATCGTGGACACCTTCAGCAAGTTCTCCGCCGGACTCGACGAGAACTCGAACCAGGAGGTGGCCGAGTACCTCTCGAAGCTCACCGTCGGGCTGCGGGAGCGGTACAGCGCCACGGTATTGCTCGTCGCGCACTCGGGCCACGGCGACAGCAAGCGCCCGCGAGGCGCGTCGGCGCTCATGGCGAACCCGGACGCCGAGTACATCGTCGAGCGGCCCGATGTCCAGGCGATGGTCGTGAACGTCACCCGCGAGCGGTTCAAGGACACCGCTAGCATGGCGCCGGTCGCCTACGAGGCCACCGAGGTGGACCTGGGGCGCGCCGACAAGTACGGCGAGCGGGTCAAGTCGCTAGTCATGCGCGAGACCGCCGCGGCGGGGCGCAAGGAGCGCGAGCCGATGCCGCAGGGCAAGGCGCAGCGGCAGCTGCTGACGGCGCTGAGGGAGCGCCAGAGGGGCAGCGACTCGGAGATGATCTGGTCGCTGCCGGACCTGCGCCAGATCGGCAGGGAGGCGGCGATGAGCAAGACGACCGCCCACGCGGCCGCCGAGGCGCTGGCCTTTTCGCCCTTCATGACGGGCACCGTCGGGGGCTACAAGCTGTCGAGGGAGGGCAAGTAACTGTGGCAAAAATGAGACAGAATCAGGTACGAAAAGTACGAAAGGTACGAAATGTACCCGTTCGTACCGTACGAACCGGGTACGAAAGGTACGAGAGTCCTTTAGGACTCGTACCTTTTGTACCGTACCCGGCCTTGGAACTTGAACCAGCCAAGACCGACACGGCCTTCGGCCGGAGGATGGTCGACGGGCTGGGTGAGGAGGGGTTCCGGGTGGCCAAGACCTTCCAAGCCCACTTCGGGGCCAAGGTCGTCCATTACCAGGACGCCAAGGGCGAGGTCGGCACCGACCCGAGGTGGCCGGCGTGAGCCAGCAGAAGATTGACCTCAACCACACCGGGCCGCTCGAGTGGATGGATGACCCGTTCTGGGACAAGGCGTCAACGGATGGCCGGTTCTGTATCCGGGGCCAGCGGGTGGGCGACAAGGTCGAGTATGTCGTCTGGCGCATGGGAGCCGACGGGCGGGTGATCCCGCGGTGGCTCGGGGTGACTTCAACCTTCGCCGAGGCGGCAGAGCTCGCCGAGAACGCGAGAGGCGAGAAGCCGCCGTCGATTAACCTGCTCTGGAAGGTGGCCGATGAAAAAGGTCGTTAAGCTCTGCCCGGTCTGCCTGACCGAGAACACGGGCGGGCTGCCTCACCGGCACCATCGGCTCGCGGCGAGGAAGTCCGGGCACACCCTCGACGAGCTGGCGATCGCCGCTCGAGCAGTCATCGAGCAGAACGCGGTCACGGCCATCGTGATGGATGCGGTCGATGAGGCGAGGCAACCAGATTATTGGCGTGCAAGGAAAAGGTCGGAGTATCATCCAGCGCATTACATGACCGCGGACGGTTGAAATGGGACTGCGACAACGACAACGGGGCGCCGAGACCGAGCGAGAGGTGTGCAAGATCATCACCGACTCGACCGGGTGGCAGACCAATCGAATCTTAGGGCAGGCCAGAGACGGCGGCGCTGATATCCGGCTCGCTCGGTGGGTGCTCGAGGTCAAGCGCAGGAAGTCCATCGCGGTCTACGAGTGGGTCGACCAAGCCACCGCGGCGTGTGCGCCCTACGAGATCCCGGCGGTCGTGTGCCGGGGCGATAAACGCGAGTTCCTGGTCATCCAGCGCCTCGACGACTGGCTGAACCTGGTTAAGCCGCAGCTGCCCGAAAGATGAAATGCCCAAAGTGCTCCAAGCCTAGCGAGGTCGTGAAGGTTTACCAGTTCCCGACCGAGGCGCGGCGTCGGCGGGAGTGCCTGACTTGCGGGCACCGGTTCACGACGGCTGAGAAGCTGTGGCGCCGTGTTTACGCCGAAGAGATACGCAACCGACCGTCTCCTCGAGCGACGCGGCAAGAGCGACCGGAGCCGACGCGGAGACGGTACAGCAACTTCGATGTGGTGGCGGTCGATAACTACGACATGGACCTGGAGGATGTGAGCACCTTTGTTCACATAAGCGACTGATGGCAGGGACACCAATCAAGCGGGCGAGGCGGGAGAAGGCGCTGGCGGTCATGGAATCGCCGGCCTTCTGGGACCAGCTCTGGATTCATCTTGCCGAGGGCAACAGTCTGTCCTCGTTCGTGAAGGGCAGCGAGATCCCTTATCAGCTCTTGTGGGAGACGATTCAGTCCGATCCCGCGAGGCATGAGAAGTTTGAGCTGGTGCGGACTGCGCGTGCCCTGGCGAACGCGGAGCGCATTGAGGCGCTGGCCGACCAAGTGGAGCAGGAACAGATCGACCCGAACGCTGCGAAGGTTGCGATGGGCGCGAGGCAATGGCTGGCCGAACGGATGGACCCGAAGCGGTGGGGAAACAAGATCCAGAGCGATGTCCGCATCACCGACACGACGGCGCTGCACCTTGCTGCGGTGCGCGACTTGATGCGGACCGTGAGCGTGCAGGAACCCGAAAAGCTGACAGATGACGCATCGACGCCGACGGTCCCGCGCGCGTGACTCATTGAACCGGCCTGTGGATAACTCTGTGGATAACCTGTGGATAACCTGTGGATAACTCACGGCCTGGCGATCAGCACGCGCTCGGGCGCAGATGCGCACACGCGCGCACGGCGCAAGTGCTTGATTCGCAAGGGGTTGCGGCGCGTAGTGCGTATAACACCCATTATGTTAAATCGGGGCGATTATGACCGCCCTGCGGACAATCCCCCCTTTCTGTGGGTAACTCTGTGGATATCCTGTGGATAACCTGTTGATAACCTGTGGATAACTCCCCCTTGCCCGCGACCCCCCCCCCGGCAGGGGGCCCCCGGCGGGGGGGGCGGCGCTTGCGTAACCCCACACGGACCGTATGAAAAATTCCGAAAACCCGTACTTCGCCTTCGTCAAACGCTACCACGCGGCCCCTGTGGCCTTCGTGGAGGAGGTCCTAGGCGTCACCCCCGACCCGTGGCAGCGCCGCCTCCTAGAGCTTCTGGCGGCCGGTGAGCGCAAGATCAGCGTCCGCTCCGGCCACGGCACCGGCAAGTCCACCGTGGCCTCGTGGGCCATGCTCTGGTTCATGCTCACCCGCGTGCCGGTGAAAGTGGTCGTCACGGCCCCCACGGCCAGCCAGCTCTTCGACGCCCTCTTCGGCGAGTGCCGCCGGTGGGCCAAGCTACTGCCGCCGGCGGTGGCCGAGCTGCTCGAGATCAAGTCCGACCGCATCGAGCTGAAGGCGAGCCCGGAGGAGGCCTTCATCTCGGCG